TAGCTTGTAAAGTGTCCCAGTAGTATGATGAACAACAACCAACAACTCTCCGCTTCAGTCTATCGCCAACTCTTCACTGATTCTGAGTGGGATGCTATTACTTCTGCACTGAAAGACTATGCTGATTATGGTGATGAGGAAGCAACGATTGCTGACTCGATTGATGCTAAAATCACCCGTATTTTCCAACTGACTGAGAACAACTGAAATGGCAATGAACAATCCTTACGTCGCAAATCTGATTGAAATGGGTTATGATGAAGCTGACTGTCAAATGGTAGCATCAGCAGGCATTAAAAAGACTTTTCCTTGTAACATTCACGGACGAGTTTTTAATACTGAAACCGAATACAAAGAAGCACTTGCTGATTATATCAACGGATTCTAATGCTAACTGTAGCTTGTAAAGTGTTGTAGTAGTATGAACAACTTCACCTCTCCTGATACTGGCAAAGTTTATACTATTGTCACCACAATTTCCGAACGCGGTGCATGGGATAGTCAAGGAAACTATGCTCCTATTCCTGTCACTCAGCATAGCATTTATGATGGTGATAAAATGGTTCAATTTGCCTTTGATGAGCAACACATTGCAACACAGGTTAAGCATTACGAAATGCCTGGATTTGATGATGTCAAAGGTATCATGTCCTCACGTTTCGATTGACTAACTGTAGCTCCTAAACTGTCCCACTAGTATGATGATGACTGAAACGACTGAAATGTTCTGTACCGCACTGCAATCCCTGCCACAATTCATTGAAGAAATGGATGCTGATTGGGGTATGGTTTATGACTTCATGGAAGCACAAGTTGGACAACTGACTAATGTTCAATGGGATGAAGTTGAGAAGGTTTACAACCCCTACCTCAACGATTATCGCTACTGATTAACCCAACTGTAGCTCCTAAACTGTCCCACTAGTATAAGCACAACTCAAACAAATGCGACTCATCGAAAAGCAAATGAATGATGCCATTTCTAACAATCAGAACTGGCAAAAAGACAACACTGCTGTAGTCTTTAATCCTGAAACTAATGAGTCTACTGTATTTCTTCATAACAACAAGATTGCAGTAGTAGGTGAAGACTTTGTTCAAATCTTTGATGGTGGTTATCAATCAAATACTACTAAGTCTCGTCTCAATGCTATACTAAAGGTTCATGCAATTCAAGGTGAAACTGTATATCAAAGAGCAGGTAAATGGTTCGTTGATAAGTTCATTGGACAGGCAGGAACTTCATCAGTTTACAATACCTTTGACTTCACAAATGGTTTCACCTTCGCATAAACAAGTCATGCTCTGTCTAACGACGTTCGCATAATTAAATGTCAAGAAAGAACATTAAGAAAGTGAAACTCATTGGTATTATCTTCATTGTTTCGTTTATTCTTTTCCCTGGCGTTCGTTACAACACTGGCGAAGCATTTCACTTGACTGGTGACTTGATTCAACGAACAACACGCTAAGTAAGTATAGGATAGAGGCACTCCTTACGGGTGCCTTTTTTAATGGAATTATACCAAAATAAGGTTAAAAAGTATAATAAATGGTTAAAAAAGCCTTTTCTAAATTAAGCTAAGTGATTTTAGATACTGATATTAATTGTTATTAATCTGGGATATTGATACGAATTAATATCAATAATACCCCTGTGATTGTGCTTTTAAATGTCTATGAGTGCCGATACTTATGTGCTTTTAAATGTCTAGTAAGGTGATGATTAAGCCCCTTTTAAATGTCTATGAGTGTCGATACTTATGTGCTTTTAAATGTACTGATACCTCGCAGTCTTTGCCCGCAAGCTATCACACTCGCACCGAAATGTCAAGAACCCCCGCGTTCTCAAATCCCCACAATCACCCTCATAAAATATAAGCACATCTCATAAATACGCAGAAGGACGTTGACAGTTTCCCTCTGTTATTCTATACTAGGACAGTATCACTCAGGGAGTCTCACAAATGCCGACAGCGTATCAACAAGCGCAGAAGCAGCGTTATAGAATCACACTAGAGATTGAAGCACTTGCAGACTTTAATCCACATCAAATTAACTGGGAAGAGTTATTCGATTTGCAGGGTAATGAGTCTTGTGATTCTTATATTGAAGACTTGTCAAATCCTGTGAGATGGTAGTACTTAAGGAGCAGTGAGTAGTGCTTACTGTAGCCTGTAAAGTGTCGTAGTAGTGTAAGAACGAACTCACTACATGACTGCTACTTTCCAAACCAATCTCACCGACACTACCTATAACGGGTGGACGAATTATGAGACTTGGAATGTTGCTCTGTGGATCGACAATGAAGAGGGTTTGTATAAATTTGCCCGTGAGTGTGGTGATTATCAAACGTTTGTAAATTATCTCTATGAGTATTATGGTTCCACTGAAACTGGTGACGGTGTGAAATGGAATGATCCTAAAGTTAATGTGATTGAGATTAACTCTGAGGTGTTCGATTTCTAGTCTTAAGTAACACGTACTCATGCCGTATGAGTATAAACTAGGCACCGTTTCTAACTAACACTTTCCCGTCTAAATCATGTCCAAGTCCGTGATGCTTTCTCTGCTGTCTAAGGGTAACACTGGCAGTGAGATTCTGTCCATCCTCGATACTCTTATCGACGACAATCAGCAGTCTTCTGAGTATAACGAACCGACTCTTAATCCTATCGAGTTCTGATAACATAGTGGGGGCTCAGTGGTTGACACTTAGTCCCCTTATGTGTTAGACTGGCAGTGTCGTGAATTGACAGTGTATTTGCGGCGGTTCGTTATAGGCGCCTGCGGGCGTTGCGTATATAAAAAACCCAAACTACCCTAACCTACAGAGGTGACAAAACGCGAGCACTATATCACTCTCAAAAAATTTTTCCGGAGTATGAGAAAGCGTCCCTATTGGAATTTCTGGAAGGTTGTCTTTGCGGGATGGTTAATACGACATCCTGGTAAGGTTATCCGCCCCCTTGGAGCCATACTTGGAATTATGATTGTGGTAATATATAATGCACTTACAAATTAAAAGAAGGAAAAAAAATCCCGGAGGTAAAAAAACCAATGGAAAAGGTTTATCACATCTATGCAAAGGAAAAGTGTTTATTTCATTCGGTGAAGGAAGAAGACTTTCATGCAACATGGAGCACCTTAAGGAATATGGTTGGTTTAATGAAGACTGATTATAATGTTGAGGATTTGTCATATGAAGAACTGACAATTAACAAAGACACTATCTTGAACTCATCGCATTGACATTGCATATATAACCTGTTAAAATTGAACTGAAGTTTCTAAGACTTATGGCAAAAGGATTTACTGTAAAAACTGTTGCACCCAAGACGAGTACTGAGGATTGGGATTATGATGCAATTAAAGAAAGAATGAAAGGAAAGAGTATTGTTTTCTGTCTTCCTGGACGTGGATGCTCTTTTATTTTTCTGAAGAACTTTGTACAACTTTGTTTTGACTTAGTTCAGAATGGAATGAGTATTCAGATTAGTCAAGATTACTCTTCAATGGTTAACTTTGCACGTTGTAAGTGTCTTGGTGCAAATGTCCTTCGTGGGCCTAAGCAAATTCCTTGGGATGGTAAACTACAATATGATTATCAACTTTGGATTGACTCGGATATTGTCTTTGACTCTAACAAGTTCTGGCAACTCTGTGATATGGCTCTGAGTGAAGATGGTACAGAACGTGAGATTACTGCTGGTTGGTATGCAACAGAAGATGGACGCACAACTTCTGTCGCACACTGGTTAGAAGAAGATGATTTCCGCAAGAATGGTGGAGTCATGAACCACGAAACTGTGGATTCTATCAGCAAGCGTAAGAAACCATTCACTGTAGATTACACAGGTTTTGGATGGGTGTTGATTAAGAAGGGTGTTTTTGAGAATCTTGAATATCCTTGGTTTGCTCCGAAGATGCAAGTCTTTGAATCTGGGAATGTTCAGGACATGTGCGGAGAAGATGTATCATTCTGTCTTGATGCAAAGGAAGAGGGCTTTGAGATCTGGTGCGATCCTCGTATCAGAGTTGGACATGAGAAAACTCGTATTATTTGATTAAGGAGATTATTGAAGATGGCTAAAGGTATGATGAAGGGGGGTGGTTATGTCCCCGGAAAACCTAAGAAGACTCGCCAAGGGTGCTCGATGAATACACTGTATTCAGCTACTTCTCGTAATAAGGCAAAAAAGAAATATCGTGGACAAGGTAAATAGTACAGAATTCAAATCTGTATGAGTTGTTTAATCACTAATCTACCATCAATTGAAGTATGGGTTCGTAAGGAATATCTTACGGATCATCAAAGTGGATGGGGTGAATTTGTTAAGGGCGTTTGGGTTTCGGCTAAGTCGATTCCTGGACGCGCTTTTTATTTTGAGACATACTTACCAGAGTATGCTGCAATGTACGATAAACTGCCCATCAGTGCCTTTGTGGCTCGTCCTCAGACACCTGAACCTGATATGAACCTACCTAACCTACAATTCTGGAATTGTATGGATTATGGAGTCGTATCAATTCATAAGCAATTTATTGGGAGCATGGATTTTGAGTGCTATACAAGAGATTATGGCATTCAAAAGGGCGCTTATATTTGTACGATTGATAACTATCACCAAGATATAGATACGATTGACTGCTATACTGCAGAAAATCCTGCTGAACATAAGTCACATAACCTAATTGAGCTTGATAATGGACAGTATGCGCTGTATCCCAATAACAGATTACGTATATTTGATAATAGTTTGACACCTGTTGAACCAAAAATGCCTGATTTTAAGGTATCAACACAGTATTATCAAGTTGAAAATGGGTTTGATCGTCTTGGAATGGGTAGAGAGGACGAATATTTCTGGAAAACTGCCAAAGAACGGGATAGCAACCCCGTAAAAAGTTCTGTTTTAACCAATTTAGAGGACGAAACAGATGGCAAACAACCCGAATCCGGACAGGAATGTTGATTATATGAGAGAAACATGGGGAACGACTAGTTTAATTACGGATTATTGGAGTAAACCACAAGGCAAAATGCTCCGTGAGATTGCAAATGATGATTTGACACCAAAAAAACATGATTTTCATGTTCAAAATGATATTCACGAAAAAATTCGTAATGATGATGACTATGATGACTGGGAATATGGTACTGAACCCATCCCACTATCTGAATTTTAGTGCTAAATAAGGTAGAATTGTAGTATTAAATGCCAGCTGAGCGCATTAGTAAAGCATTTAAGGACGTTTCTATGTCCTTTCAGGTAAGTCCTCTTACCTATGATATAATTGCGCTCAAAAATGAAACTGCAATCGCTCGATCCATTCGTAATCTTGTGCTTACGGATAGGGGAGAGCGATTTTTTAACAATGATTTAGGTTCAAGAGTGAATAGTATTCTGTTTGAATCTCTTGATGAGATTTCTGCATCGTCCGCAAAGGATGAAATTGAGAATACTATCAATTTATTTGAACCAAGAGTTAATTTAATCTCTGTTGATGTCGAACCCAACTATGATTCAAATGAACTTAATGTTACCATTCGATACCGTATTGTTGGGATTGATGCACAACCACAACAATTGTCATTTGCATTACAGCCAACACGATAATGCCACTAGTTAACTTTGCAAATCTAGACTTCGATCAGATAAAGACATCGATTAAGGATTATCTTAGAACCAACTCAAATTTCACTGACTATGATTTTGAGGGTTCTAACTTATCCGCAATCATTGATGTGCTTGCATATAATACGTATATCACCTCATACAATGCCAACATGGTATCAAATGAGGTGTTTATTGATAGCGCAACTCTCAGGGAGAATGTAGTCTCTCTTGCGCGTAATATTGGATATGTACCAAGATCAAAAAGATCAGCAAGAGCAAATATATCTTTCTTTGTAGACGTATCGGGATATACAACAAAACCAGAGACTGTCATCCTTAATAAAGGCTCTGTAACCTCTACAAATGTCTTTGGTAATGAAAACTATACTTTTTCTCTGTTAGATGATGTTACTGTTCCTGTTTTAGATGACATTGCATCATTTGACAACATTGATGTTTATGAAGGAACTTATATAACAACAAATTTCACCCTTGATTCGCTTACCCCAAATCAAAGGTTTATTCTTCCAAACTCAAATATTGACACATCAACGATTAGAGTTACTGTAAAACCAAACCAGTTCTCTGATATCAGTAGAAAGTATAGACAAGCGGATAGTTTATTTGGTGTTACTTCAGAATCACCTGTATTCTGGGTTCAAGAGATTGAAGATGAAAGATATGAATTAATCTTTGGTGATGGTGTTTTTGGTAAGAAGTTAGAGGCACCAAATTATATTGAAGTATCTTATCTGGTGAATAATGGTGAGGATGGAAATAACTTCTCACAATTCCAATTCATCGGTAAGTTATCATCATCAAGAGAAGCAGTTGTAGTTAATTCTGGAATCTCACTGATTACCACAAATACCACATCTTTCGGTGGTTCGGACATTGAAGGAATTGATTCTGTTAAAAAGTATGCATCAAGAATCTATGCATCACAGAATAGAGCAGTTACCGCAGCAGATTATGAAGCATTAGTTCCTTCAGTATATCCAGAAACTGAATCAATCTCTGTATTTGGCGGTGAAGAGTTAAGTCCACCACAGTTTGGTAAAGTTTATATTAGTATCAAACCAGTTAATGGTGCATACTTATCAAACTTAATTAAGGATAATATCAAGAGAGATTTAAAACAATATTCTGTTGCAGGAATTGTTCCTGAGATTATTGATTTAAAATATCTCTATATTGAGCCAAGCATCAACGTATACTATAACAATAACCTGGCTAAGTCTGCAAACGCCGTTACAAGCGTTGTAAACACTAATGTGGAGAGATATGCCGATTCAAGTGAATTAAACAAATTTGGAGCAAGATTCAAGTATAGTAAGTTCTTGAAGATGATTGATGATAGTAGTGATGCTATCACTTCAAACATCACTACAGTTGTCATGAGAAGGGATTTGAGAGTGGCGTTAAATAGTTTTGCTGAATATGAAATTTGTTTTGGTAATAGATTTTATATCAAAAACCATGGACATTCTCCAGCATATGGAGCTGGGTATAACATTAAATCCTCTGGATTTAGTGTAAGTGGAATACCTGGAATAGTTTATCTTTCAGATACTCCAAGCATGGGACTTGAAACTGGTGTTGTTAATTTGTTTAGATTGGATTCGCCATCACAACCAGTAATTGTGAGAAGAAATGTTGGTACAATTGACTACATTAAAGGTGAAATTAAACTCAACCCAATTAATATAACATCAACAATATTGAATAGAGGTTTCCCTCTTATTGAAATTTCAGCGGTGCCTTATTCAAATGATATTATTGGATTGCAAGATCTTTATTTGCAACTAGATATTAATAACACATCGATTAATTCTATTTCGGATAGGATTTCTTCTGGTAATGATATTTCTGGTTCGAACTATATCGTATCTTCAAGTTATGCAAATGGAAGTTTAGTTCGCGGAAGAGTTGTTACAAGAACCAATGGTTCTACAACTTCCACAACCACACAGGCAACGAGCGCAACATTTTCTTCAAACTATTAATGTCGTAAGATGATATCAACAGATTTAAAAAGAGTTCAGGTTCAAGATATTGTAGAAAATCAACTCCCTGCATTTGCTAGGGAAGATTTTCCCTTAATTGTAGAATTTTTAAAGCAATACTACATTTCACAGGAATATCCTGGTGCTTCTGTTGATTTAATTCAAAATATAGATCAGTATTTAAAACTTGAGACATTAACCAACAATACAAGTTCAACATTATTGGCTAGTGATATATCATTCTCCGATACTACTATTGAAGTAGGATTTGATATTTCGTCTAATATTTTTGGAACATATCAATTTCCAGAAAAATATGGATTAATCCAGATTGATGATGAGATTATTCTTTATACTGGAAAAACTAGAAATTCTTTCACTGGATGTGTAAGAGGATTTAGTGGAGTAAAATCTTATAGAAACTTAGATTCCTCAGATAAACTTACTTTCTCTGAATCTGAGATTGCAGAGCATACTCAAGGAGCAGAGATTGTAAACTTAAGTGCTCTTCTTTTTGAAGAATTTCTTACTAAAATTAAATATCAATTTTCTCCAGGGTTCCAAAACAGAGAGATTGATTCTGATGTAAATCAAAGACTGTTTATATCAAAATCCAAAGACTTTTATAAAACAAAAGGAACTGATGATTCTTTCAGAATTCTTTTTGGTGCTCTGTATGGAGAAGATGTAGAAGTCATTAAACCCAAAGACTTTTTATTCAGACCATCTGATGCACAGTATCGAGTCACCAAAGATTTAGTTGTTGAAGCGATTTCTGGCGATCCATCAACTTTAAAAAATCAAACTTTATTCCAAGATGCATATGATTCATATGATATACAAAAGTCATATGCTTCTATCACAGATGTTGAAAAATTAATCTACGGAGATAAAAGTTTTTATAAACTAAGTGTTGACTTCGATTACTCAAAAGATATTACATTTGATGGTAGTATTCTTGGAAATTTCTCCGTTCACCCCAAAACTAGAATTGTCAATCAAGTCTCTGCTGGTTCTTCAGTTATTGATGTTGATTCTACAGTTGGATTCCCAGAAACTGGAGAGCTCGTTGTAACTTATTCTACAGGAACTTCAGGCACATTAAGTTATACCTCAAAGTCAATAAACCAGTTCTTTGGTGTTGGTTTAGCAAATACAACAACTGTAGGAACTGCGTCCGAAACTACAATTAATTCTGAATCAGATATCAGATTAAATGCTTATGCTTATGCATATGTTGGAGTTGGGACTGCAAACAGAGTTGATATGAGAGTTGGTTCTGTTCTTTCAGAGCCAGTTATTGATGCAGATACTTACTACTTCTCCAAAAATGATACCGCGAAAATTAAATCTCTTGGAATCACAACTTCTAGCCCCAAAACTGATTCTTGGATATACAATATTCCAAACAAATTTGATGTAGAAAATGTAACTATATCAGACTCTTCTGTTCCCTCTTATGTGGTAAGAACTTACTCTAAAAATAACTTTAGAGTTGGTGATTCAATTACTATTACAGACACTGCTTCTGTAACAAATGGTGCAACTGTAACTGGAGTTATTGATGAATATAGTTTTATTATTGCCGGACAAGGAGCATTAAGCGGTTCTGTATTCTCTGTTCAAAGAGGCATTCTAAAACCAAAAGTAGATTCTACACTATCACAATACTCTTACATAGAAAAGTATTATGCCAATGTGCAGAATACTTATGTAAAATTCAATCAAGATTTACTTGTAGCATCTGCATCCTTCCCCAATTATTATAATCAACCTTTAGATTTCTATGATAGAAAAGTTGTTCTAAATGGAGAATACAATGGAGATACCTTTACTGTATCTGGAGTAAATGATCACGGATATCAAACTGGCGATACCGTTTATTATGATAAGTATGTAACTCAAGATCCTGAGTTTGGATTTGAAATTACTAGCGGTTTTGATATCAGAGAAGGAGTTTACTATGTAAGGAGATTAAGTTCATCACAATTCAAACTTGCAAGTAGTCAAGCAAATCTCTATAATGAAAGTTATGTTTCTATATCTGGTATTGTAACGTCAAATACTTTACAATATAAAGATTTCCGCAACAAAGAACTTGAGCATCAAAATTTACTGAGAGAAATAAAAGCACCAAACAATGAGAGTGGAATTTATGAAACCGAACCAGGAAAAACTGGTATTCTCATTAATGGTGTAGAAGTATTAAACTATAAATCTGAGAATGTTGTTTATTATGGTTCATTAGACAATATTACCGTATCCGCTAAAGGAAATGGATATGATGTAATTAATCCTCCAGGTTTTAATATCACCGATGATGTTGGAACTGGTGCTACTGCAGTATGTGCAGTAAAAGGTTCCTTACAAAGAATTGAAATTATAGATTCGGGTTTTGATTATGTTTCTAAACCAATTATCACCATAACTGGTGGAAACGGAACTGGTGCAAAGGCTAGCGTAAACACTAAGTTTGTTGAGCACACAGTATCTTTCAACTCAACATCAACTTCTGGAGAAGTTTCTCTCACAGATAATACGATTGGATTTGCAACTTATCATAAGTTTAGAAATAATGAGAGAGTAATTTATAAGACTGATGGGCAAACTGCAATAACAGGATTATCTGCAGATTCTCAATATTATGTTGAGACTGTTGATGCATCTACTGTTAAACTTTACAATACTGAAGGAGACGCTATATCTGGACTGAATACGGTATCACTCACTTCATTTGGTGTTGGTGTTCATAGAATTCAGTCTTTTGATAAAAAGCAAATTATTTCAAATATTGTAGTTGATAGTTCTGGTTTTGATTATGAGAACAAGGAAAGAAGTGTTTCTGTCACTGGAATCAACACAGCGTTAAATCAAGTAAGAATTGCAAGTCACGGATATAATTCTGGTGAGATTATTAAGTATTCTACATCTGGAACTGCAGTTGATGGAATAACTGAAGACACCTCTTACTATGTTACTGTTATAGATGAAGATAACTTCAAGTTATCTGCAGTTGGTTTAGGAACTACAACAAAATCATTCTATTATGACACCAAACAATACATCAATTTAACTTCAACTGGCTCTGGAACTCATACATTCAATTATGAGCCAATTAGCGTTAATGTTAATGGGAAGATTGGTGTTGCGACTTTTAGTGGGCAAGACTTTAACGCAGTCATTCAACCAGTCTTTAGAGGAGAAATTGATTCTGTTCAAGTAACTGATGGTGGAGTTGGTTATGGCGCATCAACTATCATTGGATATAACAGACAACCACTACTTACAGTTTCTAGTGGTTCTGGAGCAGAATTGCTGCCAATCGTCTATAATGGACAAATTATTGAAGTTCTTGTAACAAACCAAGGAAATGGTTATAATTCTCCACCAGATTTGGTTGTAAATGGAACTGGCAATTATGCAAAACTTACTCCAGTTTTAAATAGTGGCAGAATTGTTGAAGTTAAAATTGAAAGTCCTGGAAGTGGTTATGAAGAAAAGACAACATCAATTGATATCATTGCCAGTGGTTCTGGTGCAATATTTAATGCAGAAATTCAAAAATGGACAGTTAACCTTTTTGAGAAGTATTTCAATGTTATTTCTAGTGATGATGGTATTTTAGCGAATTCTACAAATGAAGATTTTGGTATTCAATATACCAATCTGTATGCTCCAAGAAAACTGAGAGAATCCATTTACGGTAAGAGTCAGGATAATCAAGTCAAATATGGAATTTTTGATCTTCAAAAAATAAGTGAAAATGAAGTGGCATCTCAATACCACTCACCAATCATTGGTTGGGCATATGATGGAAATCCAATTTATGGCCCATATGGATATTCAACCAAATCTGGTGGAACTATTAGGGCGATGGAGTCTGGATATGAGAGGATTGAAAAATCAAATCGCCCATCTCAGTTTGACTTGGGATTCTTTGTTGAAGATTATGAGTTTACTGGTAATGGAGATCTTGATGAGCACAATGGACGTTTTTGCGTAACTCCAGATTATCCAAATGGAACTTATGCATATTTTGCTACAATTAATCCAGGTGCTATAGAAAGTTCTGGCCCATTTGCAAAATATAAAATACCAGTTTTCCCATATTTAATTGGAAATACGTATAAGTCAAAACCAAATGAATTTAACTTTAAGTCAGCATCAAACCAAGTTTCTTATGACTTGAATTCGTCGGAGTGGTTTAGAAATACAACTCCATATTTCTTGAATGAAGACACTGCTCAGTATAACTTCTTATATCAACCAAATAAAGTAAGAACACAATCTGTCAATATTACCAATGTATCAACTGGTTCTATTAATAATATTGGAATTCTTACAGGAGGAACTGGTTATCAAGTAAATGATAAGATTGAATTTGAATCTTCATCTGGACAACAACCAGCAAAGGCAAAAGTTACTAGAATCGGCGGAAAAGTAGTAACAAATATTAGTGTTGCTTCTTCTATAATTTCTAATTTAGAAATAGTTCCATATGATGCAACTGGTTCATATGTTGCATTTGCAAACTCCCCTCACAATTTTAATAATTCTGATTTAGTATCACTTTCTGGATTTAATACTTCTATCAACAGTCTCCAGAGAAGTTTTACAGTTGGTGTATCCACTGAAAGATTCAGTTTGAACACGGGTGTTGGAACTGCAGGAGTAACAGGAATTGTTACCTACTTTGAAGTTGCTGGCCAACTTAGAAATGAACTTCTTGCGGTAAGAGAAAATGATATTCTTCAAATTGAAGATGAAAAAGTAAAAGTATTGAATATTGATATTAAGAATTCTAGAATTAGAGTTCTTAGATCGGTAGAAGGAACTGTTTCTGCTGCTCATACAGCAACTACATTATTGAGTGAAGTATCTAGAAAGTTCACAATTGATTCTTTACCAGAAAATAGAGTAACATTCAACTACAATAGAGAATTATATTTTAATCCAGTTGAAGCACTTGGAATAGGAACTTTGTCTGGAGTTGGAATTGGAACAACAATTTCATTCGCAAATCCAGGAGCAGGACTGACTCAGATATTCATTCCTACTAGAACGATTTATCTTCCAAGTCATGAATTGAATACTGGAGATTTAGTATCATATAATAACAATGATGGACTCTCCATTGAAGTATTATCTGGAGTAACTACTTTTAGAATCGCAAATGATACTCCTCTGTATGTTGCAAAAGTATCCAACGATTTAATTGGTATATCTACATTTAAGGTTGGACTCGGTAGCACTGGAACATTTGTTGGTATTGCAAGTACAACAGCAACCAGTGGGTTACTTTATTTGACTGGTATTGGAACTGGAACAAATCACAGTTTTACAACTGTCAATTCAAATGTTGTTACATGTGAAGCAACTAAGAATATCGTTACTGTAGCGACGGCTTCCACTCATGGATTATCCTTGAAGGACAATATTAATATTGATGTCGTTCCTGGAATTACAACTACAATCACTGTTCAGTATGATGATTACAACAGAAGAATAGTCTTCAATCCAAAATCATTTGTATCTGGTGATGTTGACGTTTCAGAAAATACAATCACTATTAATAATCATGGATTTAATAGTGGAGATAAAGTTATTCATACTTCAACGTCTCCATCTGGTGGACTGGAAGATGAGAAAATTTATTATGTTATTAGATATACAAAAGATAGAATCAAACTTTGCAACAGCAGATACCAATCGCTAAGTTTTAATCCAGAAGTTGTTGATATTTCATCAGCTTCATCCGGAACTATTTCTGCAATCAACCCAGCAATTAATGCATATAGAGGAAACACTGTCAAGTTTGATTTGTCAGATTCTTCATTATCATCTCTGAGTGGTTCTACTCTGTATTCAGCATTTGATATGAATCTCTACACTGATAGAGAACTTACAAGTGTATTTGAATCCAGCAGAAATTCTAGTGCTTTTGAGGTAACTAAAATAGGAACAGTTGGTATCAGCACAAATGCTTCTCTGTCTTTAGTTGTTAATAATACTATTCCAGAAAAATTATACTACAAGTTTACTGTAGTAAATCCAAGTTTTGTTTCAAGCACAAAACAAGAAATTATAATTGATACTGAAGTTTCCGGAAGCAATGAAATTAATGTTGTCAAGAGTTTGTATTCTGGTTCTTTCTCAGTAACCGGACTTGAAACAACTGCTACTTTCACTTACAACTTACCTGAAGTTCCAGAAAGAGATTCTTACTCTTCCACAAATTCAACTACATCTTATACCACCAACTCAACAACAGCGTATGGTGCCATAAGTGATGTTCAAATCACATACAAAGGTTCTGGGTATAAGGATGTAGTTGGCATATCTACAATCGTTGGGGTTTCAACTAATGCAGATAGAAATGGGGCTATTTTGGAACCATCTAGCACATCAATTGGTAGAATACTTTCTAGTGAAATTGATGGAATTGGTTTTGATTATCCTACCGATAAAACACTAAGACCCGTCATCAATCCTCCAGAAATTCTTCAAATTGAACCACTTTCTTCATTCAGAGAAATTGGTATCAGTTCTGCCGGAAACAATTATTCATTAGCACCAAATCTGGTTGTTATTGATGGATTTACTGGAAAACAAGTCTCCGATGTTGACTTAAGATATGAGCTTGGTGATACAAAAGTAACTATTCTAAAAAATACTTTTGGTATTTACAACACTACACCAAAAATTATTCCAACCAATAATACAAATGGAATAAGAATTAATAACATAAGTTACGATTCTTCAACCAAGGAAGTTACTGTTGGACTGAATACGTCTTTTAGCGACTCAGCACCACTATCTGTTGGAGACAAAGTATTAATTGAAAATATCAGCGTCGGTGTTGGTAGCACTGGATATGGATACAACTCATCTAATTACGGATATTCACTCTTCACTCTTTCTAAGGTTTATATTCCTCTGGGTGGAAGTGTTGGAATTGTTACTTATAGTTTAGATGGATATCTGCCCGAAGGAAAATATCCAGGTAATTTTAGTGCGCTAGAATCATATGGCAAAATTATTCCACAAAAAGATTTCCCAGTCTTTGATGTCAAATTCAAGAAAAATAACTTCATTCTTGGAGAAGAAGTTAAATCTAGTGGTAATGTTGGTAAAGTAGAAAGTTGGAATAATGAAATTGAAATATTAAAAGTTTCCAGTGCAAATGAGTTTAATGTTGATGATTTAGTAATTGGACAAACTTCAAAAACTCAAGGAAATATTAAGAAAAAAATTGACTTTAATGCAGAGATTAAATTATCCTCTTCGTCGATTGTCAAGAAAGGATGGAATAGAGAAACTGGATTCTTAAACTTCAATACAGAAAGAATTCCAGATAATAATTACTATCAAAACTTCTCATATTCACTCAAATCCAAAATTTCTCTTGAAACCTGGGATGATGCAGTAAGTTCTCTGAACCATACTTCAGGCTTCCTAAAGTTCAGCGATTTAATAGTTGAATCTCAAGATGCAGCGTTCCAAGGTGTTTATTCAGACTATCAAGGAAGCACTGTGGATGTTATAGCAGATATTTCCAGGTTCATTGATTTAAATTGCTACCCTTATTTTGATATTGTTACTGAAAATGCACTTAATGGTGACTTTGGAACTATTTCTGATGAAATTTATTTCAGCACAAGAGTTTTAACTGACTATTTTGAATCTTTTGGAAACAGAGTATTAACAATTGATGATATTAGTACTCAATTTAATGATACCCCAAGAACAGAAAGATTCTCCGTTGTCAATAAATTTAATATCAATCAAAGAGTCAAGAAAATCTTTACCCTTGCAAGTGATAGAAGATTTACAGGTGAAAGACAAGCATTATTTGTCACCATACTCCACAATAAATCTCAAGCATTCATTGGACAATATGGTAGGGTTGAAACTGTTTTAGATCTTGGTGGATATGACTTTACAATATCGGGAGATGAGGGTTACCTATTATTCTACCCCACAAAATATGCAGTAAACAATTACAACGTAACTCTTGTAAATTTTGATATTGATAATACTGTTGCTGGAATTGGATCAACAGCTCTTGGCGATACTGCTGTTATTTCTTCTTCTAAGGTTGAGTCAGTATCATCATCTACAGACGTTGTTTCTATTGCATCAACATATAGAACTTCCAAGATTATTCTAGAAATTGATGCAGACAATGGAGTTTTAGAATATGATGAATTGAACGTCATTCATGATGGAACAGATGTTGAGTTGTTAGAATATGGACAACTGACAACTAATCCTTTAGATGAAACTGGAAATTCAGGCCTTGGAACATATAGTGCTTCTATTTCTGGTGGAAATGTAAATATTGCATTTAATCCTATTGCAGGTATTGCATGTACTGTTAATGCCATTACAGTTTCTCTTGCAAGCACAATTAGTGCTGGTACTGGAAGTACTATTCACATTGGAACTGATGATGGATCTGATATTTGTCATATCGAAAGCAAAACCACTTACATTTCTGCTTCTGGTTCTCCAGGAATAAATACGATTTCAACTTACTCTTCATCACTTAGTGCTGCTTACTATATTGTAAGTATTGAAGACACTACAAATAATAGATATGAGATGTCAGAATTGATATCTATTGCAAATGGTGGCAGTAATGTTTACCTGACAGAATATGGAAATGTAACAACTGCTGTTGGACTTGGAACAATTGGAGTAGGAGTTAATGATAGTGGCGATGTAAACCTACACTATACTCCAATTGCAGGAATTGATATTCAGGTTAGAGTTTTCCAAATGTCTCTGCATTTAATTGATGCTGACGATGATAGGGCTGGAGAACTTGATTTAAATAATGCCTCAATTACTGCTGGTTATGGTTTCTATGAAGGAACTGATATTGATATCAAACGAGCATTTGAATTGAGACACAAAGGAAGAGAAATTTTCCTCAGAAACTTTGATGGAAGTGATTCTGATGTTGTTGATGTTACAGAAAATACAATTTTACTTCCAGAACACTTCTTTGTAACTGGAGAAGAGTTGGTTTACTCTTATGGTAGTGATGAAACTTCAATTGGAATTACAACAACATCTGTTTATGCGATTAAGATTAACGATCAAAAGATTAAATTGGCTGCAAGTGCTGCTGATGCACTGAACACCACTCCTGTTCCTATTGATATAACTGGTGTTGGTGTTGGAACTTTCCATACATTAACTGCAAAAAATCAAAATACAAAATGTTTAGTTGCGATTGATAATTATATTCAATCTCCAATTGTTTCAACTTCTGTAACAACTGGACTGTCTACAAATGCCACTAGATCGGCGGCAGTTTTAGGTTTTACTGGAATTACTTCATTCTTTGGGGGTGATTTAATTCAAATTAATGATGAAATTATGAAGATTAATACTGTTGGTTATGGCGGAAGTGCAACTGATATTCTTGTCGATCGTGGATGGATGGGAACTGGCATTGCAACCCATGCACAAAATTCCTTAGTTACTAAAATTGTAGGTAATTACAATATTGTTGACAATACAATCAACTTTATAACTGCACCTAAAGGTGCAATTCCAATTAGCAGCACAACAAATGCTCCTGATGAAAGAGATTGGACTGGAATTACCACATTCTCCACTTTCCAAGGAAGGGTATTTACAAGATCTGGAATAGAAAATTCTTCTGCTGAATCATACGAAACAAACTATATTTTTGATGACATTTCACAAGAATTTGATGCGACTGAAAAAACATTTACATTAAAATCAGATAAAAATAACGTCACGGGATTTAGTACAAATAATGCAGCGATATTAATCAACGGCATTTTCCAAGGCCCAACTGGACAATTGTCAGTAGAGCAGGATTATTCATTGAATGAGTCTACTGGTATTACTAGCATTACTTTTACTGGTACTGCAACTTCTATTGCATACGATCCAAATAATGCATCAATTCCTGTTGGAGGAATTATTGTTTCTGTTGGTTCTACTGGTGGTTTTGGTTATCAACCTCTTGTTTCGGCAGGAGGAACAGCGGTGGTTTCTATTGCTGGAACCATCTCTTCCGTAAGCATTGGCAATAGCGGTTCTGGATATCGTTCTGGTTCTCAGACTGTTAATGTTGGAGTTACTACCCAAAACACTGGAACACCTTCCATTGAGAATATTGGAACAGCAACAATCAGTGGTGGACATATTGTTAGCGTTACAATTACAAATCCTGGTACTGGATATACTTCTTCAAATCCACCAATTGTAATTTTTGATGCCCCACTCTCATATTCAAATATCCCTCTTGTTTATAGTGACGATTCTGCTTCTGGATTTGGAACAGAGGCAACTGTTAATATCGTGGTTGGCCAAGGTTCTAGTGTTATTGATTTTGAAATTCAAAATTCTGGATATCGTTATAGCCAAAGTCAAATTTTGACTGTTCCCATCGGAGGAGCAACAGGAATTCCTACTGATACAACAAAAGTATTTGAAGAATTCCAAATTACAATTGAAAGAACTGAATCCGATAAGTTTACTGGATGGCATTTTGGAGAACTTTTGGTTCTTGATAAAATTGAAAATCAATTTAATGGAACTAAAAAATCATTCACATTAAAAAATAATTCTTCTCCAATCACTATTAGAGCAGCAAAAGGTTCTTCTATTGATGTTCAGTCAACATTGCTCGTTTTCCTGAATGATATTCTTCAAGTCCCAGGTGAAGGTTACTTATTTGTTGGTGGCAGCACCTTAGTGTTCTCAGAGGCACCTAAGGGTCCATCTGCTGATGGTTCATTTGATGGAGATACTTGTAAAATTCTCTTCTATAAGGGAAGTGGTGATGTTGATGTAGTTTTCCGCGATTTACTAGAAACTGTCAAAAAAGGAGATACTCTCCAAATTGACGGTGAGGATGTTAGGTTGGTTGAAGAAATTATTTCCTCTGATACTGTTGGAACAAATGGCTATAATGGAGCGGGGATTGATGAAGATCCAAATAATCAAAGAGTCGTTACTTGGTGTAAGCAAACATCTGATAAAATTGTTAATGGACAGATTGTAAGTAAAGCAAGAGTATTAAATGCTGCTCTTGTAAATCCAACCACTAATATTATTCAACCAGTTGGTGTTGGTTCTACTATTGCTTATGTTGAAAGTGTAAGAACTTTCTTCAATTCTGAAAAAGAAAACAATACTACCCGTAATACTCAGAACATTGTGTTAACCTCACAAGATTCAATTGTTGGGGCTTCAGCAACCGCCGTTGTTTCTGTTGCTGGAACAATCACTTCAATAGTTATTTCTGATGGTGGCGTTGGATATACAACTGCACCAACAGTAACTATTGCAAATCCTGTTGGATACGGAACAACTGCAAGAGCAACGGCAACTGCAACTCTTACTGGTGATTCTGTCTCTTCAATTACAGTTTCTACTCCAGGAACTGCATACACAAATACAAACCCACCTGTTGTTCTTATTGAGATTCCACAAACCATTTATGAAAATAACACTTCAGATTCTTACACTGGAGATTTTGGCATTATCGTTGGTGTAACATCTACATCTGTTGGCGTTGCATCTACTGGATTTGTTCTTGATTTGTTTATTCCAATTAATTCTTACTTGAGAGATACTACCATTGTTAGCACTGCTACAACCATTAGTGGTATCCAAACTGGCGATTATTTCGTTGTCAAAGATAGTAATGTTGGAAGTGGAGTTACTTCTCTTTATCAAGACAATACTGTTCTGGGAATTACTACACAATTCTTGGATTGTGTATATGAAGTGGCTGCCGTTTCAACTGCAACAACATCTGTTGCTGGTGTTGGTGTTACTTACATTAGACGAGTAACCGTTAGTGTTAGTGATTTGGGTAATATTTCTGGAATCGGAGCAACCGAATTCTATGGAGAGTATTCGTGGGGAATGGTTGACTTGGGAGCCAGAACCTCACCACAGACATTTAATTCATATACTTCGAATGGTTCTGCTGGAATTTCAACATCGGCAACCTTGACTAGAGTACAACCTTTGAAATTGTCTGATTATAGTTAAATAAATAAATAAAAACCATTTAGAAATGTCAGCAATTATAACTGATCAACTTCGTATATTGAATGCGAAAGAATTCGTTGCTAGTGTGGCTTCCACTAGCAACTCTTATTATAGTTTTGTTGGATTACCTAATGCAACTGAAGTAAGTTCTACATGGGACACGGATCCACCAGATCCTAGAGATAATTTTGATGAGGAGAACAATTATTGGGACACAATGGTTGCTCTCAAAAAAATTAATGAATCAGATATTAAACAAGTTGTTAGAAAGGTAACTTGGCAATCTGGTGTCACCTATGACATGTATAGGCATGACATTAAAGCAACAAATCCATCAAGACCTTCAAATGCAATTAGTTTATATGATGCAAACTATTACGTAGTCAATTCTGACTATAGAGTTTATATTTGTCTTCAAAATGGAACCAATCCAGAAAATCCATCTGGAAAAGCATCACTTGATGAACCAACGTTCACTGACTTAGAACCAAGAGAAGCAGGAACAAGTGGTGATGGATATTTATGGAAATATCTTTATACTATTAGCCCAAGTGATATTACTAAGTTTGATTCTACAAACTTTATGCCAGTTCCCGCTAACTGGGAAACCAGCACTACTAATGCATCAGTTAGAACCAATGCATCAACTAGCGGACAACTCAAAATTGTAACAATTACTAATAGGGGAGTTGGAGTTGGAACTGCAGGAAGGACATATACAAGAATTCCAATTAAAGGTGATGGAACTGGAGCGGAAGCAACAGTTGTAATCAATAGCAACTCAAAAGTTGAATCTATTACAATTTCATCAGGTGGTTCTGGATACACTTATGGAACCGTAGATCTTGCTGGCGGTGGAGCTCCAACTGGTTCCACAAGTCCTGTATTTAATGTTATTATTCCTCCTCAAGGTGGACATGGTGCAGACATTTACAGAGAACTTGGCGCAAGAAATACATTAATCTATTCTAGAATTGAGAATGATACCGAAAATCCAGATTTTATAACTGGAAACCAAATTTCCAGAATTGGAATCATTCGGAATCCAAATGCATACAATTCCACAGAAAATCTTTCTCTAGATAAAGCAAGTGCGGTTTATGCTCTCAAATTAACAGGTACTGGATACAGTTCAACTACATTTGACGCAGACGCATTTGTTACACAAACAGTCGGAGTTGGTTCAACTGCAGTCGGCAGAGTTATTTCTTATGATGCTACGACGGGTATATTGAAGTATTGGCAAGATAGATCACTTGCAGGATTCAATACTGATGGAACGCAAAATACCTCACCCACATATGGATTTAGGTTGCAACGTTTTACCGCAACTCCTGGTTCTGGTGGTTCTATAAACATTCTTGGTGGTTCTACAACTTTGGCAATTCAGACATCCTTCACAGGTGTCTCAACCGTAATAAATAGTAGGACATATTACCTTGGCCAATCATTTACGCAAGGAGTTGCTCAACCAGAAGTTGAAAAATATTCTGGAAATATTATTTACGTAGATAATCGTCCATCGATCACAAGATCAATAAATCAAAAAGAAGATATCAAAGTCATTTTGCAGTTCTAAAGAATTATGTCTCAGGAAACGAATCTCAACGTAGCACCATATTTTGACGATTTTGATGCAAATAATGACTATTATAAAGTATTATTCAAACCAGGGTACCCTGTTCAGGCAAGAGAATTAACTACTCTTCAGTCAATATTACAAAACCAAATTGAAAAATTTGGACAGCACTTTTTTAAAGAGGGTGCAAAGGTTATTCCTGGAAATACTGCATATATTGCACAATATCCTGCAATTCAGATAGAAAACAGTTATCTTGGAATTCCAGTTTCTGACTATATCAATCAACTTATTGGTGCAAAAATTACTGGACAAACATCTGGAGTAACTGCAGTCGTAAATAAAGTTATTCTTTCAGATGAGTCCGAAAGAGGAAATACTACTCTTTATATAAGTTATCTTGGTTCAAATTCGTCAGATAATTCTACTGTCCAGTTCTCGAATGGTGAGAATTTAACCTCTAACGTTACAATTTCATCAGCAAACACTATCGTCGCTGTTGGAGAACCATTTGCAACCACCATAGCGACAGATTCGAATGCTATTGGTTCTGCATTTTCTATCTCAAATGGAATTTATTTTTGTAGAGGACAATTTTTAAATGTAAGTGATGAGACTATTATTCTTGATCAGTATTCAGATACTCCAAGTTACAGAATAGGACTTTTACTCACTGAAGAGATTGTTAATGCTGATATTGATCCATCACTAAATGATAATTCTAAGGGATTTAATAACTATTCTGCTCCAGGAGCAGATAGATTAAAAATTACATCATCTCTGTTTAAAAAAGAACTGACTGATTTTGATGACAATGGATTTATTGAACTTGCCACAATTAATAATGGTGTTTTAAGATCTCAAAATAAAACAACTGAATACAATGTTATTGAGAGTGAATTAGCAAGAAGAACATATGCAGAATCTGGAGATTACTATGTAACTCCTTTTGATTTAACAGTCAAAGAATCTTTAAATGACAATATTGGCAATAGAGGCGTATTTAATGCCAACCAACAAACTTATGGAGGTTCAAGTCCTTCTGAAGATTTAGCATTATATCAAGTTTCGCCAGGAAAAGCCTTTGTTAAGGGGTATGAAGTTGAAACTATTAGTCCAACATTTTTGGATGTTCCAAAAACAAGAACTCTTAAAGTATTAAACAATCAAGCAGTCAATTATCAAACTGGATCTACTCTTAAACTCAATAGAGTTTATGGTTCACCAACTATTGGAATCGGAAACACTTATATTCTCAGTTTAAGAGACTCTAGAGTTGGCGAAACTCAAACCAATTCTCCTGGAAAAGAAATTGGTTTAGCTAGAGTTTATGATTTCAAATTAGAATCTGGCTCATACAACGCCGCTAATTTAAATTTAAATGAGTGGAACATTTCTTTGTATGATGTTCAGACATTCTCTGAAATCACTTTAAACGAACCAATCACACTGTCTACTCCAACCTTTGTTAAGGGCAAGTATAGTGGTGCGACTGCTTTCTTAAGTACATCAGTAACAGCATCAACAGGACTTACATTATATGATAGAAAGGGTGACTTTATAAAGAATGAACCATTTATTTTTAATGGTATCGAAAATACTAGAGTTGCGACTGCAGTAACGACTTATGGAATTTCTGATGTTAAGTCTGTTGCAGCCGCGGCAGGAGTAGGAGCAACATTTACTGCAGATACAATTCAATCCGATTTACTTAATGTTGGCGTATCTTCGATTGGAGCAGTTGATGGTGCTACTGGAATTAGTGTAATTTCTAGCACAAATCCACAATTCCCAGGAAAAATTAAAGTTGGAAATATTCTCAAATTCAGCAATCAAACATCATCAGATCCAGTCCTTGCTTCTGTTGTTAGTGTTGGTTCGTCACTCATTTCTGTAAGTGGAGTCACAACCGTAACTGGTATTTGTGATGGAAAACTTCCAGCATCTGCATTATCAGTTTCTGATTTAAAAGTTGTAGCAACAAAACTTGAAGGTTCTGTAGATAATTCTTTCTATACAAAACTTCCAAAAGATAATATTGCAGAAGTTGATTTAACAGACGCATCTTTGACAATCAGAAAGTCATATTCTGTTAATATTTCTGGAAATCAATTATCTGTGGCAGTCAGTGCTGGGGAAAATGAAACTTTCTTGCCATTTGAACCAGAAAGATATGAATTAATCAAAAAAGATGGTACGATTGAAGTTTTAACTTCTGACAAACTATCTTTCAATGCATCTTCAACTCAACTGCAGATTTATAATCTGAGTTCTGGTAATGACGATGCCACTCTGGTTGCAACTTTAACCAAGATTAAACCAAAATCTAAGATTAAACTAAAGAATAGAGTTAATAGTATAGTCGTAGATAAATCAAAACTTGAGGCATCTGGAATTGGCGCAACAACTCTAAATGATGGACTTTCATATGGCAATTATGCGTATGGAACTAGGGTTCAAGACGAAAAAATCTCTTTGAATGTTCCAGATGTTGTAAACATTCATGGAATTTTTGAATCGGTAGATACTTCTAATGCATCTGCACCAACTTTCATACTTTCTTCGATTACAGGCCCAACTGGAAAAACTTCCGATATTATAATTGGAGAAAAAATCACTGGAAGAGATACTGGAGCAGTTGCAATCTGTGCGGAGAGATTAACAGATTCCAAGATAGCATTCATTGGCAAAAATAATAAAAACTTTAGAGAAGGTGAAGTTGTAGTATTTGCAGAATCCAATATTCAAGCAATCATTACAACAATTGATACGCCAAGTATCAATGTATCTTCAAATTATTCATTTGCTAGCGGACAAAATTCTGCTTTCTATGACTATGGTTATATTTCTAAGAAATCTAACGTAAAAGCACCAAATAGAAAACTGAAAGTTTACTTTGAAAGTGGTTATTACCAATCAACAGATGATGGCGATATTACAACAGTAAACTCATATGATGCATTTGATTATGCTAATGATATTCAAACAGTAAATTATGTAAGAAACACTGATATTATTGACATCAGACCTAGAGTTTCTTCTTATACAGTTTCAGAAAATTCAAGATCTCCATTTGAATTTTATGGAAGAACCTTTACTGGTTCTGGAGATTCTGCTGCTAATATTCTGGCATCAAATGAGTCTATTGTCACAAACTTCTCATTCTATCTTGGAAGAATTGACAGAGTTTATTTGACTAAGGACGGCAAGTTCCAAATTAAGTATGGAACACCAGCAGAAAAACCAGAAAAGCCTGTTTCTATTGACGATTCACTGGAAATTGCAACAGTTTCGTTGCCTCCATATCTCTATGATGTATCACAAGCATCTATTAGTTTCTTGGATCACAAGAGATATAGAATGGTTGACATCAAGAATCTTGAAAATAGAATCAGATCTCTTGAGTATTACACTTCATTGTCTCTTCTTGAAGCAAATACTTCAAACTTGTTCATTCCAGATTCAACCGGACTCAATAGATTCAAATCTGGATTCTTTGTTGACAACTTCACATCATTCTTAGCACAAGAAGAAAGTGCTAGATTTAACAATAGTATTGACATTGCCAATAAGGTATTGAGACCTCAGCATCACACCGATTCTATCGATTTAATTGCTGGCCCAGTTCAAAATGTAGATCCAAACGCAGATATTTCTTTCACAACTCCAGAAGGTTCAAATATTACCAAAACTGGTGATGTTATTACACTTGATTACACCGAAATTGAGTGGTTAAAGCAAACTTTTGCTACTAGAACAGAAAGTGTAACCCCCTTCATCATCAGTTTCTGGGAAGGTTCTATGGAACTTACCCCAACCACCGATACTTGGATTGATACTGCAAGATTGCAACCAAAGATTATTAATGTTGAAGGTAATTATGCACAAACTCTTGAGATTGCATCTAGAACTCTTGACGTGGATCCACAAACTGGTTTTGCACCAACAATTTGGAACTCTTGGGAAACAAATTGGACTGGCCAGGAAATAATTGAATCTACAAGAACAAGAACGGAAACAACAAGAAGAAGAACTACTAATGTTATTCAAGATACATTACGTGAAGTTAGAAACACTGGTGTAGAAACTAGAACTGGAATACGTTCAATTGTTACAGAGCAGTTTGATAATACTTCTACTGGAGATAGAGTTGTAAGCAGAAACTTGATTTCATTCATGAGATCAAGAAATGTTCAATTTATCTCCAAGAGAATAAAACCATCTACCCAGATGTATGCTTTCTTTGATGGTGTTGATGTCACGAAATATTGTGTTCCAAAACTTCTTGAAATCAATATGATTTCTGGTGTTTTTGAGGTTGGAGAAACTGTTATTGGAAGAACAAGGCCAATTGGTTCTCTTCCTTTAGATACTAGAAATACTGACGCTAGAATTACCTTTAGAGTTGCTACATCAAACCATAAAGAAGGCCCATACAATTCACCTACCACAAGATTTG